ACGGTAACGCCTCCACAAGCAGGCTGTCCAGCAGCGGCGGCGAATAGCTGTCATAATCGACATCCGTGCCGGGCGCTTCAATAATTTTCGCCAGTGCCAGCGTGTAAATGCGTTTAATAGTCGTCGCCACGCTCTCACCTCCTAACAAACAGAGGGCGGGCAGCCGCCCGCCCTCCTGGGTCTTTACTTATCGGTAGCGTTTGCCACATCCGAGGTATAAGTACCGTCCGGGCCAAACGCAACAACGCGAATGGTCTGGCCTGCCTCAGTAGTAACAGTGCCGTTTACGACGCTCTTTGCCTTGCTGGAAAAGCGCGGGTCGGAGCCGTCGAGCGTATATTTGATATCGCTTGCACCGTCAGCGGTGATCGTTGCGGTATGAGATGCGATTTTGACCGAGCACGCCTGCTTCTTGCCGCTGTCTACGAGTGCGTATACGCCCTTGGCAAGAGAGCCGATAACAAATGCGTCGAACAGGTTGCGCGCCTCGATCAGCGGACCGGAATAGCCCTGCGGATTGGTGTGGATTTTCAGCTCATTCAGCTTGTCCGCCTGTACAAGCGCGGACTTGTGCGCCGCGATAAAATGGCAGTTTGCCGGCATAATGTCCTCCGGCACCTCGATAATGCGGAAAGTCTTGCACTGGCCGAGCTCGCCCTTGCGGACGGCATCCACCGTCAGCTTCTCAATTTCGGTGAACTGCTTGCTCTGTGCGATCAGGCCTACAAACTCAGGCGACGCCCAGATAACGCGGTTCTCGGTCGGAACGCGCTTATTGACGAACTCACGGCGCACATTCTCCAGTGCCTGCAGTGCGGTATCGCCGGTCAGAGCAGCCGCCTGCTCCTTGATCGTGCCGTTCAGCGCGAACTTCTTCAGTGCGTATTTGTCCTCGTACGGGATAACAACGGACTCATTCTGGAACTTGACCCACTCGCCGGTAGCAGTGCCCAGCGGGCGGCTCTTTGCCGAGCCAAGCTCGATAATGCCGGTGTACGCCATATCCTGCAGCATGCGGTAGCGGTGCAGGTTCGGGGTGATGTTCTTCGGGTCGCCGTAGCGGTTTGCAGCAGCCTCGCGGTTAAACTCGTTGTAAGGTACAGCAGTCGGTACATATACCTCCACCATGTCTACTCCGTCAAAATTCAGACTGCCGTTGGTGTGGGGTTTTACAAAGGACTTTGCAAGCCACTGCTTTTCAAAGCTGCCGTTAAATTTACCGGCAAGGTTGTGTCCATCATGGAAATCGGTAGGCATAATTCATGCTCCTTTACTCAAAATTTGAATGCTCTGAGGAAATCAGCCTCAAAGCCGCTTTCCTCGCCCGTGCCCGTCATAGAGCCGGGGCTTGTCTGTCTGTTTGTCTGATTCTTCTCTGCGATCCTGACCGCCTGCTGATTCTGTTCAGCCTGATAGCGCCAGTGCGCGGCGACGGGCGTCATAGCTTCCTGCTGCACCAATTCAAGCACGCGTTTTGGCACTTCCTCGAAACTTTTCACGCCAGAGAGTGAAACATATTCTTCCCACGCGCGTGCATCGGCTTCTTCTCGTGCCTGTTCAACAGTCTGATCAATGCGCTGCTGCATGGCGGTAAGCTCCGCCCGCCGCTGTTCGGCGGCCTGTGCCGCGGCTGCACGCTGGGAAGCCATGCGGCCCTCGGCGATTGCTTTAAGCGCCGCATCCGGGGTTTCCGGAAACTCTGCGCGACACTTCTCAATTTCTGCCGAAAGCAGCTGCTCATTGCGAGCGCCCTCCAGCTGTTCAATGTACTGCTGCCGGTTCATGCCGGCGGCCTGCGCATACTGGTCCAGTACACGCATTTCCCGCTCGGCCTTGCGGTCATAATTCATGCCCTTCTGTAAGAGCTCGACCGGGTTTGCGCCGAGCGCGCCGGTCAGGGCCTGTACTGCGTCTGCCGGCAGCAAAATCTGCTGTCCGTTGTAGACAAGCGGCACGGTCTGCACCGGCTGTTCCGCCGTCTCCGGCGGTACGTCGCCGCCCTCCGGCGGCTGATTCTCCGGCTCTTCCTGCTGCACTTCGGTGCGCTGGTCTTCCGCACCGTCCTGCACGTTTTCCTCGTTTCCCTCGTTCGTGCCGCGCTGGTCTTCCGCGTCACTGCCTTCGAGGGCGGCGAGAAATTCGCTCTCGTCAAAACCGTCCATGTCCGCGCCGGTGTCGGATGTATTGCCGTCCTCGGCAAAATACTGTAAACCGATACCCCCGCGAATCTCGCTTCCGTCCATGTGATTGCTGGTCTTCCAATCCATTTAGACAATCCTCCTATATGCAAAAGACTTTCGTCTCATTGCCGTGTGTTTATCGTGTGTTTATCGTGCGTTCCTGCACTCCGGCGGACGCACCGCCGTTCCGTAAGCAGTGCACCCACCCGTTTTCATAACGCTACATCAAAAGAGGTGAACCCGGACGAGGGTGATATGGCAAAAACGCCCACGCCCGCCGCAGTGCAGGAAAAGAGATCGTGTCCGAGACTCTGACGGGCAGGCAAGGAAAAAATGAACTCAGAAACCTTGCCGCCGCCATACAATAGAAAGGAGAAAATAGGTATGGCCGTTCCCTGGGTAAAGCAGGCTCGGTCGTTGGGCATTACTGCCCGTCACAGTCTCGGACTCAGTTGTATTCCGGCGCTCGGACGGACGCCCTCGACCCGAACGAGGGTGCCCGCCATCGAAAGAAATAAGGGGAATCAATGGGCGGGTGAGGTCAGCTCCCGCCCGTCCGAACGCCGGAACAGGGGTGTTAATATCTCGTGGGGTCCTCTGCATTCACGCAGCAGCCGCCCTCAGCACTCTCCAAATCATGCAAAAGACTTTTAATGCAAAAACCGAGGTCAATTCCCTCGTACTCTGCGCGAACTTCCATCGCGTGCAGATAATTACCCATGTGATGAATCTGTGCGACCAGCACATTAAGCGGACAGTCCGGCGTAAAATCCAGATTGTGAGCTTCTGCTTTAATAAGCATCTTGTGCAGCTTATTATAGCGGATCTTTGTTTCCAGATACTCACCGAGGAAACGATCCTTATAGTCCGTGCTCTCCGTCAGAGGCGCTACATCTTTCAGCGCCAAATCTTCAAAAGTTTTCATGCCGTACCTCCTATTTATCAGTCCACGGTTTGAAATCTACAATCTTTTGGAGCAATCCATCCGCCTGTCCGTCAAAACAAATTGCACGATCGTCAACGTACGCAACAGCAGGCGGCTTTTCCTTCATTACAGCATCTACCTCAATGCCGTTCTGTTTCAGATATGCCTTCACTGCATCCATGCCATCCTGCGTGTCGCAGCGAGTAGAAACAACGACAACGCGGTAAATCTGCCGCATTTTATAAATTTCCTCGCGGATACCAGGCACAGGCGGATCCGGAATGCAGGTCTTACCCCGCCAGCCAGAGGAATAACTATGAATAACACCATCGAAATCCAAAACAACTGTGTACTTCATATTCTCACCTCAAAACCGAAAATTCCGGTCCGTAACCTTACTAAACTTCGCTTTCTGCGCATCCAGCTCCTGCTGCATCGCACCGAACATCGCCTCAACCTGCTTCTCGGTGTACTCATACGAGCTGGCCGCCAGATGGCCGATCATGCTGATTGCCTTGCACGCGCGGTTCACGCGCGGCTCGGCAAGTCGCACGAAGCGCTCCGCCTTGCTCTCATTGTTGTTATCCATTTGTCAAACCTCCCTGCTGTAATGCCTGCTGCATGCTCGCCTGCTGCTGCACGCGCTTTGCAGCCTCCACAAGTCCTTCCTGATCCTTAACCGAGCCTTCCGGCATGCGGCTGAGGAACTCGGCCGCGTTGGGCATAACACCCGCCGTCTGCAGGTTGTTAAGCGTGGATACCTGCAAAATCCTCGACCAGTAGCTTGCCTCGCCGATATGAATATTGAGATCCAGCGCCTCCACCGGCAGGCTTGAGAAGTCGTACATCTCCACAAGCGTCTGCTCCTGCGTCTCGCCGGTCTCGTCTGTCACCTCGTCGGTGATCTTGACCTGACGCATGCCGTAATAGGCATGCATCATGTCGATCAGCACCCGCTCGTAGTCCTCAACAAACTGGTAATACGCGATCTTTGTCAGCGCAAGCGGCGCCGCGTTCGCGGTCTGCACCGCTACAATCGCACTGCTGTTCTCCGGGTTCTTGACATTGCCGAGCGCGGCGTCATTCGCGCCGGCAACACTTTTGAGCGCATCCGTCATGGTGGACGTAATGCCCGTGGCCTCGGTCGGGATCGGCATCGAGCCTGCAACGCCGGTCAGCGCGTCCTTAACATCACCGGTAACACCGATAGAAGTCGCATCCGGGTCCCACCCCTTGGGGAACTTGTTTCTGTTGTATATCAATTTCGGCATGGCGTTATTCCTGAGCATCAGCGCCAACGCCGTCCACTGCTTGTTGATCTCAATTTGCGTGTTGATGAGCGGTTTGATCTCCATCACGCCGTGATAGCAGTTCTTGCGCGGCTTCCAGCTCATGTACGCGACCGGATACAATGTCATTTCGGTTGCAACATCCTGCTCGATCATCACACGGCCGCACGAGCGGCAGTAGTGCACGCGGCCGTCCTCGGATTTCCAAAACCGCACAAGCTCGTTGCCGAGACTGTCGCTGTTATTCTGCTCGTCATCACCCTTGTACAGGCCGTCGGACTCGCCCTCAATGCTCTCCCAGTCCTTGCAACCAAGCCGCTTTGCATCCTTGCGGATTTCAGAAACCGGTCTGCGTCGCACAATGATAAGGTACGGCTGCTCCTGCACGGAGCTGCTGGACGGATTTCCGAACAGAATATTCGTGTTCATCACCTGTTCTGCACAGATTTCGCCCTGCACACCGCCCAAACCGGACTGCTTGCTTGCGTCAAAGTAGAAATACAGCGCCGCGTCACCATCCACGCAGGCGTCGCGCAGCACCATGTGGTGCTTACTTTTCAGCTTGGTGCGCTCCACCACACGATCAATGCTCTGCTCAAGGATTTTCGCCGCATACTCTGCCTGTTCATCAGGCAAAAACGGTTCAACCTCCTGATCCACATCGTTCGAGACGATCTGCGCAACCTTGTAATGCACGATCGGATCCAGGACGTTCATCGTGATCGGACGCAGGTTCTTACTCTTGAGTCCTTCCCACTGCTTGCCTTCCACGAAGTTCTCGCACTGCTTGACGTTCTCGTACAGCCCGATTCCGGTGTTGTACTGTACGCCCTTCTCATACTCGGCCTGTATCCTGTCAGCCGTGAGCGTGGTTTTCTGCTCATTCATCGCTCAATTCCTCCTGCCCGTGGGCGGTGCCGTCATAGCGCAGCAGATTGTTCACCTCACGCATAATGCGGCCCTCGGTGCTCAGGCGGTACGCCTGTTCCTTGAGAAATTCCTCTTTCCAGC